CATTAGGTTTTATGTCTTCCCCAGAAAGTGCAGAGTCTTTGGCTATTAAAGATTTAGAAAAATCAATGAGGCCAGAACTAATCAATAGGTTCGATGAAATTATAGTATTCAATCAATTGAAGGACGATGACTTTAAATCAATTATAAATATAGAAATATCTAAAATTAAATCAATGCTTAAGCATTCTAAAATACAAATCAATGTAGACGAAAAAGCTTTAGAGTATTTATATAATTTAAATTTTGATAAAAAATATGGAGCAAGATTTATATCAAGAACATTAAAAAACGAGCTACAAAACCCTCTATCTGACTTTATACTTAAAAATTACCAACAAAAGAAAATCAATATTACCACTACGAAAAATGGAAGAGGAATTAAACTATATTAAAACATTTCAAGAGGAGTATGAACCAGACTCCCATAATTTTGTAAATGAATATTTCGAAATATTTAAGTCAAACTTTGAAAATAACGAGCTACCTAAAGAAATTAGATTTTTAGACGAACAAGGTTTTAGAATTTCTGCGCCTACCACCAATAAAACTTATCTTACAGTTTTCTTTTCGAAACCCGAAAAACCTTCATATCTGGGTAAATTTTCCCTAGTATCAGATGGGGCAGATATTAAAAAAGAATCAGTTATATTAAAAGGTCTTAAAGATTTAGATGTTTCTCCTGAACTTTTATACTATGGAGAACTACAAGATGGCTCTGACGTAAATTTTTTGTTTACTACCGTAGAAGGTGTTAATAACAATTTAAATGGAACAAATCCTGATTTTTGGTGGGCAAATCATAAAGAAATTTTACTAGAGAGATTACTATTACTGCACAAACTAAAAAATAACATATCCGTTTCGCGGTATGAAGATATTTTTATTTCCGATTTTTTCGAAAACGTTTTGTTTGAAGAAGAAAATTTATTTGATTTTGTTTTTCAGTCAGACTCGGATCCCGCTTTTTATGATTTCATTTTAAAATGTAAAGATAGCTGCTTGGATATATGTTCGAAATTAGATAAGAAGGAATTTGTTCTGTGCCATAATAATTTATGCAAGTCTTCTGTTTTGTTTGAGCCAAACTCAAAAGAGAAATTTAAATTTATAAATTTTCATAAATCGATAATAGCTCCTCCTGCTATTGATTTACTGTCAATATATCACAGGCTATCTCTAGAAGAAGATGACTACCATAGTAGCTTCTCAAGAGATAGCTTCTCTGAAATTAAAAAAGTTTATGAAAAAATTGCTGGAGTTGAAATTGACTTTTCTGTTGATATTAGGTTCTTAAATACAGTTCAAAGAATTTTATTACTCATTTATGAAAATAATTTTCCGCCAGTCGCCTTATTTCAATCAAATGCATTGTTAAAATTCCGATCTAGAAGCTCTGAATTAAAATACCTCAAGGACAGGTTTTTAAATATTATTCAATCTCCAGAATTTTCTCATAAAAAACAATTTGAATATATTCAAAACGCGGACGATATCCCTCTGCAAGAATTACTTTTATACGGTTAATTATGTATTGAATTTTTTATATTTCTATATATAATAATTCATGAGCATAGCCCTTTATAAACCAAACAGTAAAAATACTGGAACTGCAGTTAATTTAAGAATTGGCTCAGGCAAATATAATGTACCTGCCCTTTACATAGGCGCAATTCAACAGCATAGCTGGGACGACTCTAGAAAGCTAGGCTCTTTTAGCGAGAATGCAAAAAACCCTGACAAAACAATCAATATTAAGTTAAACGAATTTGAGTGTGGCGAAATCTTAAACTCAATAAAGGATCGGGTGGAGTATTCAACTTTTCATAAATTTGATGATAACCAAACAGTGATTAAATTCACACCATGGGACAAGCAAAGAAAAATTTCTAAATACAATCCTAAAAGCAAAACTTTCGATGAAACAAGCGTTACAGTAAGCGCCTTCGGTTTAACAATTACAAGAAATGGGAATCAAAGTTTTAAAATTTCAATTGAGCCAGGAGAAGTTAGGGTAATTGAAGAGTTTTTAAAAAATTATTTGATTGATTTCTTTAAATCAAAAGCAGAAAATTTAGATAAAAATAAATCATCCGCTACTCCAACTGAAAATTTATCTGAAGATCCTCCTTTTTAATGAAGAAAGTTCTAATTCACAGCAATCACTCAAAAGCCTTTACAGGTTTCGGCAAACATACTAAAAATTTATTAATCTTTTTGCAAAAGACAGGTAAGTATGAATTAATAGAGTTTGCTAACGGTAGAAAGTGGTCAGACCCTACTTTATCTAAAATGCCATGGAAAACATATGGCTCTGCGCCTGATAGCGATATAGCTACTCAAAAAGCCTCAAGAGACCCCAAGTTAAAACGTCAGCTAGGTTACGGGGGCATCATGATAGACGAAGTTATAGAAAAAGAAAAACCTGATGTTTACATAGGGATAGAAGATATATGGGCCTTTAGTGGCTACTGGGAAAAGCCTTGGTGGGATAAAATTAATCATGCAGTTTGGACAACCCTTGACAGTTTACCTATTCTACCTGAAGCAGTTAGCGCTGCTCCTAGAATTAAAAACTATTTTGTTTGGGCTTCTTTTGCGGAAAAGGCTATGAAAGAGCTTGGGCACGGTCACGTCAAAATGATAAGAGGTTCTTTAGAAACAAATCAATTTTTTAAATTAAATAAAAATGATAAGCTAAAACTAAGGTCTGCATTCGGGATAGACGAAAAAGAATTCATTATAGGCTTTGTATTTAGAAACCAACTCCGCAAAAGCGTTCCCAATCTATTAGATGGTTTTAAAATATTCAGAGATAAAAATCCTGAATCCAAAGCTAAGCTTTTACTGCACACAAACTGGTCAGAAGGCTGGGACATTCCTAGGCTTTTAAAAGAGAAGGAAATAGACCCATCATTAGTTTTAACCACTTACTATTGCTCTAAATGTAAAAATTATGAAGTCAAAACATTTGTAGGTCAACAACAAAATTGTAAGTTTTGTGGTTCAGAAAAAACACAAAATACTACTAGCGTTAATGCTGGTGTGTCAGAAGATCAATTAAATCAAGTTTATAATTTAATGGATGTCTATTGTCACCCTTTTACATCTGGCGGGCAAGAGATTCCGATTCAAGAAGCTAAATTAACTGAATTAATTACTTTAGTAACTAACTATAGTTGCGGGGAAGACTGTTGTACTGAAGAAAGTGGAGGTTTGCCACTCAACTGGAAAGAATATCGAGAGCCTGGCACACAATTTATTAAAGCTACCACAGATCCTTTCAGTATTTATAAACAATTAAATAAAGTTTATAAAATGAATGAAAAAGACTTAGAGCAAAAAGGTAAAATTGCCCGTGAGTTTGTCTTAAAAAACTTTTCAATAGAAGTCATAGGAAGGCAAGTAGAAGAGTTTATTGATTCTTGTCCTGAAATTGAATATAATTTTGACATCAAGCCTCATAACAAAAAAAGAAACAACAATTATCCATTACAAAAAATAGAAGATAATCTAGAATGGCTTATAGATCTCTATAAAAATATTTTAATAAGAGATGTTGATGAAAACGATGACGGTATCAAGCATTGGATGGCAAAGATACAGCAGGGAGGCTCAAGAGAAAGTATTCACAACTACTTCATTTCGGTAGCAAATAAAGAAAACCAAGAAATTGTGGATTCTCTTGATAGGATCCTACGAGAAGATACTTCTAAAAAAATTGCTATAGTTGTAAATGAAAACGCTACAGAAACATTTCTCTGCACATCCTTACTACCTTCAATAAAGAGACTGTACGCAGATCATAATATATATTTCTTTGCCCCTGAAAATAGCCTAGATATACTTAAGGGTAATCCTCATATATATAAAAGCCTACCCGTCTCGGAAGATCTTTTTGATTGTATTTCTCTGGAAAAGAAAAGGGAAGGCGAGAATTTCTTTGATGTAGTCTATTATCCATCAGATGCTTCTTCAGGAGCATTTCGCTATTGTCATCAAGGAAGAGATAAAATAGAATATAAAACAGAATATGCACATACTTGAACACTTTTCTCTTAATTGCGGAATTAAATCTGCAGAGGCATTCATCCAGGAAGACTTTATCCCAGTAGCTTGTGATAAGTTTATATGTATTAATAATGACCATTCTATCAGTTCATTTAATTATTCTTATTGGTCTGACGTATTTGATATAATCAAACCTTATCTTGACAAATCTAATATTAAAATCATCCAAATAGGTTCACCCAAAGACCAGCTACTACCAAGCTGTGAAGATTTCCGACATATACAGACTAGACATCAAGGAGCTTATATAATTAATAGATCTGAATTATTCATAGGTTCTGACATTTTTTATTCAAACATTGCATCGCATTTTAACACTCCAGGAGTGCTTTTATTCGGGCCGATCCCTCCCTCCTGCACCGCGCCCTTCTGGAACAAGGATAAATTTGATATTTTGTGTGAAACAGAAAAATTTTCTTATTCCTCTAAAGAGTTAGAGAAATCAATTGATCAAATTAAGCCTGAAGATATAGCAAACGCTATACTTAAAAGGTTGAAAATTCCATTTGAAAGCGATCAAAATACACAATTTATAGGTCAACTTTATGACAACAAAATTTTTGAAGTAATACCTAATTTTTCGCCGAACCCTGATTTTCTGAAAAATTCATTTATTACAATTAGAGCGGACTATGAAGAATCAGATGACCATATTCCTTCTTGGGCTTCAGGTCGTAAGGTCAATTTGATTACAGATAGAAAGATAGATTTAAATTTAATTAATGCCATTAAAAGTTCTTTGCAGGTTATCCATTTTCAAATACCAGATGATTGTAGTGAAGAAGTTATCTCAGAAAATCAACAGTATTTTAAAACTATTAAAAAATTTGGCATAAACATTAGTTTATTCAGAAAAACAACTGAGTTTATAGAAAAACTTAGATTGCACTATTTTGACTGGAATGTTGAAGTTTTATCTCAAAAGAAACCTGGCGATGATGTTTTAAACAATAAAGATCTGTTTTTTTATTCTGGCAAACTGATCTTCTCAAATGGGAAAAAATACCCTTCCATTGAGCATGCCGTAAACGACGTAGAAAGTTCTACTGGAGTAAATAAAATCATAGATAGCGATTTATTTTGGTCAGAATCAGATCATTATAGAATTATTTCAAAAAGTAATTGACTTAGTTTATAATATATGTTATTATATATAAACAATGAAAAAAACAACTAAGCAAACAAAAATAGATAACAGCTCTGGTCCAAATCTTTATGCTAGAGACGAAAACGGATTACTACAAAACCATCAATATGAATTTAATGACGATGGCTCAATCAATTGGAGAGCCATGATTAAAGATGAGCATTTATTTCCAAATAGATCTTGGTTTCAAACTAGAGGAAAAGATTATCCTAAAACTATAGAAGGTCTCGCGGATCACCAACTTTTAATAAAATTAAGTGGCATAAAAGAACTAGCTAAACTCAGAGGATTTTCTTCGGTTAACTATAAAACTGTAAAATGCGAAGAAGACCATGTAGCTGTATCTTGTTCGATTACTTTTCTAGCCAACTATGAAACCAACAATGAGCCTATTGTGTTTGAGGATATGGCTAATGCAACACTGAACAATACTAGCAGCTTCGCAACTAAATTTCTAGAAACAATCGCTTGTAATAGATCATTTGTGCGCTGCGTTAGAAACTTTTTAAATGTCCATATTGTCGGAGATGACGAAATCGATAAATCAAACAATACTCAGCAGAATCTTACCCAGAGAGAAACTGAAGCGCAGTCAAATTCAGACATCTCTCCTGCTGGAATACTCGCTAGCCTAGCAAAAGATAAATTTGGCATCAATAACTATACCGACTTCAAAAGCAAACTTCGGGAATTGTGGCAAAATGATTTGTATAAAAATGCTGACACTAAAAATTGGTCAGACTTTTCAGACATTCCTCCTAAAGAAGCGAGAGCTCTACTCAAAGCGCTACACTCATCTTAATTAGGTGTAACCTTCGAAGTTCTTTGAAAAATTTATGGGCGTGTACTGGATTCGATTTAAATTGGATTAGTATACTGCAAGTAGGAGTTGCATCTGGCTCCTAAAAAAGGTGCAAACAATTACATGGCAACAAAAACCGTGTTAAAGCTTTTGGCTTAAAAGCTAAAAAGCTTGCCTTAGCAGCTTAGTTCTGCTACCTCGTAACTTTTGACGCAGATAAAGAGATTACGAGGTCATCAATCTGCAAAACAGATAAAAGTTTATCCGTTTCATAAACTGTACCATTGAGTATTCGAAGGCCTCAAGTTTGAGTGAATAATTGAAATGGTTAGTTGGATGTTAATATCATAACTGTAAAAAAAATTAACTAAACTTGTAGATGTATATCTACAGAAAATTTAAAGACGCGGGTTCGACTCCCGCCACGTCCACCAATTTAAATTATTTTTTTATTTATTAAACATGCGAGACTAGGAATTGAAAACATACAAAGCAAAGCATAAATAATATTTAAATTAAAAAACCAAACACACCACAACCCTAAAAACAAAGACAGCCAAGTGCTATAACATAAAGGGCAGCTTAATAATTCTCCAAGTTTTCCCCAATTATCTACAATATAATCATGCAAATCATCTAATGTATATATTTTTTCTTTTATAAATAACGACAGAGCATATACCTTTAAATTAGTATATTCCAATATAGCAATAACATTAGATACAACTAAAACAGAAGCAATATAAATTAATAAATAATTTATCATTTTTTAATTTTTGGTTTAATAAAAGATGTGTATTTTCTCCTCACGCTAGCTTTCCTGCACGACGAGCAGCCTCCAGGCGTATTAACTTCAGAAAGATAATCTCTTTTCATTTGCTCGCAACCTTCAAAATCAATTTCCTTGCAAGTTTGCTCTGGAGTTTTATTTACATCCATAAATATCGTTATTAAATTCATTTCTTCTGGCGTACTATTATTCATTTTTCTTGACAAATTTGTTTATATATATTATAGTTATAATATGAAAAATATTCTAGAAAAAACTAAAACTTATCTAGTCGGCCATATGCAATATATTAGCGGAAGAAATTGGAGAACTGAAGTTACTCAAAAGCTCTCTGAAATCAATGTAACTTGTTTTGACCCTTACGAAAAGCCATTTATGAAAGACGTAGAAGAAGATGAAGCGTCTAGGCTTGAGATGGAAAATTGGATGAAAACTAAGCAATACGATAGGGCAGCTCAAAGAATGAAAACCGTAAGAGCATATGATTTAAACTTAGTAGATAGAAGTGACTTTATTATTGCTCATCTTGTCCCCTCTGTAGCTTCTTGGGGTAGCGCTGAAGAAATTGTAACTGCTGTTAGGATGAAGAAGCCAATCTTTATAAGCATGGAAGGGGGCAAGTCAAAAACTCCACTTTGGATGCTTGGTATGTTACCTCACAAGTACATTTATGATTCGGTAGAAGAAATTGTGGATATGCTATTTGCAATCAATGACGGATCAAAGCCAATTGATTCTGATCGTTGGAGATTATTAAGGCATGAATATAGATAAATTAAAATATTTCTTGACTTTTTAAAACTTTTTTACTATAATTATATATATGGACAATTCAGAATTACAAGGTTATTTTATTTTAGCGGGAGCAGCAATTTATTGCATTTGCTTATGTATTAAATATTCAGAAGGAGGAAAGCTTTAATGAAAGAAGTTTATCTTAGAGGAATTTATTCTGAATACATTGGGTTAAGAGACCAGAAAATTGCAGATCTAAATGTTATGCTTAACTCTCCTGTAGGTGTAGGTGAGCACGGAGATTTAAGTGGTACGATTAAAAAAATTATCGAAGAAATTGATAGCTACGATTCCCTTATATCTACATTGAATAATTTAATTCCTAAAGAAGAAGAAAAAAGTGAATAAACAAAAAGCGTTATTAATTAAAAAATTAATTTCCTATGATGGTTCATCAGCTGAACACAAAAGAGTGTTTAAAAAGTTAAAGAAAAAATATAATAGTTTACCTAAATCAGAAAAGATTAAATTATTGCAAGATATAGAATCTACATTCAAAGATTAAGATGTGCCATCAGGCTCAATCCTATACCATATACCATTAACTTCTATATGAAGATTACCATCTTCAACTTTTAATCTTGAGTCTCCAGATATAACTAAATTTTCAGTAAAGTTTGTATCTTGTATTTTATCGTCAAAAATATTTGTGTTATTTAAAGCTTCATCTATTTTTCCAGATATTCCTTCTCCTTCAGAGAAGTAAGTTGACATTGGCGAACCGTTAATTGTAGGCTCTTGAGAAAAAGCCACAATCTCTCCAGCTTCGAAACCGTTAGTTTTTATAGTTTGTCCAGAAATTATTCCTCCAACGCCATCGTAGTTTCCGTCGTCGCCAGCCAAGCATCTAATGTTCATTCCTTTGACATTAACATAAAAGTCAAGCATGTCATTATTTATCTCTCCTTTAGTTAGTCCAAACTTGTTACTACTATCTCCTTCCCCTAATATGTCTGTATAAGTTTTGCTTGTTACATTTTCTAAGTTATATTGACCTATACCAACAGGAGTACCTTGATGCGAATCTGTATGATTTCCTAGTGGATATTTAACGAAAGAATCTGGGTTGTTTTGAGCGCCATCTGCAGATGACCAAGCCTCTGTTCCCCCTATAATTAAACCTTCCCTAAATTGCTTCATACCCATTAATCTTTCATCGCCAAAGGTATTAACAAAAGCATGAGCCAAGTCTTCTTCAGTTGCCTCATCTTCATCTTCTTCCAATAAATCAGCTAAATCTTCTTCGGGCACAACTATAAAACCAGTGACGCCAAAATCAATCTCTTGACTGGGAAGCTCCGTTATTTTACCTAAAAAATCTAACGCAGAATTATTCCAAGTAAAATAATCCCATGCTTTTATTTTTATATAAAAATCGTTATCATAATTAATACCTTCTTCTAGTTCGTCATCGTATGGGATAATTATTTGATTAGAGCCTTCTAATGAATTGAATTCGTTATCATCAGCAGGTTCAAAATCTGGGTTATCTTTACCTATAAATACCTGTATAAAACCTATAGATTGAGTCTCTTCATATGCATTACCATTTGTATAGTTTCCAGATACTAATAATTTTATGGATTCAAATGCTGATAAGGTGTTACTTCCTATACCTTCTGGAATATTTTTTCTTAAAATTGTTTTATTAGTGTCATTAAAAATTACATCCTCAGTACCCCATTCACCTAACTCATTTATCATTTCTTTGTCGCTAATTTCTTCGGAGTGGGCGTAATGCACTAATGGAAAATTTTCCCAGTGGGTATCGACTTGTTCGCCATATTTTGGATCTATATACTGATATTCTTCCCATGCTTCAGCAGCAAGCTTAATGTTATCATACGATATATCTATATATATTGTTTGAGCATTGCCTCCTGTCCATCGACTTATTTTTCTACTTCGCGAATTAACAACAATAGAATTAATAGTATTATTTCTGATTTCGTTCCATAATGTTTGAGCCTCCTCCAACGAATATATATTGGATGGGACGTTTGAATTTTTTGAAGCTTCTGCTACAAAATCAAATTTTGCGTTTTCAGGTATTTTACCATGCTCAGATGTTTCTGATTGAGTTTCATTCCCCTCTTCATCCGTTAAGATGATTGATATTTTTTTATCTTTATTTAAATCATAAAAGATATCATCATGCGGAGTAAATCTTGGCACGAGTGTAGAGACTACAGGCGTGTATGAGATCGGAGGGTCGTACATAATAAAAGATTGCTTAGAGCTGTATTTTCTAATGTTGCCCGCTCTTGCCACACCCTGAATAACTACAGCTATTCCTCTTTGATCTTGTAAATTGGCATATACAAAACTTTGAATTCCATTATCATCAACTGTTGTATTATACCGTAATTCATAATTAAAAGTATATTGCATTCTAGTCAATAAATTATTATTATCATAAATCCATTTTACATTATTAGTAAGAGGATTGCCAGCGCTACTTGCATTAGTTGATCCACCCCTATCAACGGGACACAAACCTACCCTGAATCCCTCAAAGAAAGGGCTATTAGTTTGTAAGTCAGCGATGTTGTCGTATATAGTTCTAGATGAATTTATATCTTGATATTTCCAACTTATATCAAAGCTTGCTCCAGCAGTCTCAACCACGCGATAATTACTTTTGGTTACTCCATCTTCGTTTAATACTCCTACATCTGAAATTCCTGGCGGGCTATTACTATAACTTTCGTCAGATATAAGTTTTGATGCTATTCCAGCTCCAGATGTTTTAGATTGAGATGTAGAAGACTGTATACCTGTTGTTGTAACATAAATAGTCCATACTCCAGCAACTGAGCTAGAAGTTTTACTCACTCCAGTGTTTATTGTAAATTCTTTTGTTCCGCCACCATTTCTGCTTGAATTATTATATGTTGCTTGACTTCCAGATGGATCAGTTAAAATAATATTATTAGTTATACTATTAAATTTGGATTCGTCAATAGTTGTTGAAAATTTAACTTTAAAAGAAAGATTTGATCCGCTAACAATGGAGAATTTTTCAATAATGGGTGGGGTAGCATTTGCTATCTCAGTACTATCTCCTAGTGTTATTTCATAATTTGAAGATATTACTGGAAAACTTTGATCCATGGAAGAGATTTTTTCTTCGTCAAATAAGGTGGCTATGATTTTATACTTACCTTCTCCTTCTTCTTCTATACCTACAATTCTGTATTTTCTTTCTTGCCAATCGTTAGCATATGTTCCACCATCAGTTGGATTAACTAAAGCCCAATCTGTTCCTTTTGATACTACATTATATCCATTATCGTAGCTATCTAACAAAGAGCTAGTAAATTTTAAAATATTCCCATTAACGTCTTTAACTTTAATTCTATTAGTAGTTATGCTTGATCCATCTGCAGGAAAAACTGACCCTTGTAATCTTTGAGCTTTATTTAAATTAGCAATATCTTGCCCAGTGACTGATCCTTTATTGTCTAAAAAATCCATATTATAACTTGGGTCAATGTTACCTAATATTATATCATAATATTTATTTTGTCTTGTAGTTTGATTAAGGGTTTGTAAAGTAATAGGATGAGTTAATACTAAAATTTCATCACCCTCAACATCAACTATTTTACCTATTGATTGATTTGTATTTTTAAGAGAATCGCTTACTCCTATAATATTACCTGGTTTTAAAAATAAAGCTCTATAATCTGTAGAAAAAGTGATTGTCTCTGTATTGACAGAAGAGGTCAGGAAAAACCAACGCCCCATTCTTCGCGCTTGACCTCTTGATGTACATCCTAGTGGCTCGATGTTTTTTCTTATTACTCCTAATTCTTTAACGCCTTGTTTATCTTCTACATATTCATATTTTTTTCTGTAATCATCAGTTTTATCCATATAACCAACTCTAGCAACAGTGTATCTTGTGGATTTTGAACTTGTATAATATGCGAAAACACCTCCTTCAACATTTGTGTTGGTGAAGTTAATCGCAGGTTCATCAATTTCAATCGCAGGAATTTTATTCCAGTATTTTTTCCAATCTTGATCTACTCCAGGCCTAATACCAACACCACCATTTGTAATTTTTTCATATATATTAAAAGTGGAGTGAGGAAACTCTACTTTTGTTCCTATAACATAACTTGCAGAATTTGAAAAATTTTCGTATTTTATGGTATTACCTCCTCCATCTATAGAGACAGAAACCCCCCTTCCATCCCAATATGCTATCCCATGAAAAGTTTCTGCTATAGTTTTTAAAAGTTCATAAGCTTCTTCTTCTTCTGAAATTAGTACGTTCATTGAGTATCTAGGCTCTTTACCATTGTATGTATCATCAACCCCTACAAAGTTTCCATCATCATCCACAGCATCACAATATCTACCTATTTTATATAATGTCCATTTATCAATTTTGTTAATATCTAAATAGGCTCCAATACCATATCTGTTATTTGTCATTAAATCATATAAAACCCATGCAGGATTATCAGACCAAGCA